GTACCAGCAACGCTGATTTTCACGATTTAGTACCATTAGTACCATTTGAAACTACACTGAGCAGCTTATATGCAAAACTGTAAAAATAATGAAATGTTGTGTTTAGTTCACTGTAGGCTGTAATGGGAGAAAAATTTGGTACTAATGGTACTAAATCGAGAAAATCGCAACGCACGACGCACAATGAGCGTTTTCCTAAGCCCATTTGGCCCTGAAATTTGGTACTAAAATGGTACTAAAATGGTACTAAATAAAACCCGTGGCTATCAGCCCTATTTTCACTACTATTTTCAAAAGTTTAAATTAAAATTCACTGCTTTTCGCAGAATTTTTAAGCGTAATAATTCCAGATGTTCCTTTTTTTCGTATTCCGATCCAACATTTCACTGTTGTCCAATTTGTTTTACCAGCTTTTACATTAGTGACTTTCAAATTTATCTTACCACGAGAGATTTCTGGGATAGATTCCAATGCACTATAAAGATTAGATTTTGAAAGTGGTGTTATTTCTTCTTCTTCACAATATTGATTGTAATAAGTTTTAATATCTTCAATGCATACCTTCCATTTAACTTTATCATCCATGGAATTTACATCAAAACATTCATTAACAAACTTCTTAACTGGATTACTTCCACCTTCAAATGCATCTCTCACTTTTACACTTGCTTTTGGCTCAATAAAACCACCATTTTTCTCAAGTTTTTCACCAGCATCTAATGCTTTATTAAATAATCCAGCTAATTCTGGCAACCAAGTATTTAAAATATCTGGAACCATATCAACTCCACGTCTATAAACATGTGGAAAGTCGAGAAACTTAAATCTATTAGACAAAGCATTAGAAAACTCTTGGATTCGCGGCGGTTGATTTCCAGCGATAATTATTTGACATGGAAGTTTTCGACTCCAAATCTCTCCATTTTTCTTTTCAATTCGAATTGGGATGCCACATGGGATGCTTTTTAAGTTCTCCACAATAGCACCATCTTGCAAATCTCTTTTAGTGAGGTTTAAATCGTCACTTATTAATAGTTTAGCGTTTCTGGCACGATATAATTCAAACGGACGACCAATTTTGCTTAAACTCAATGCTTCACAATTATTGTAACCAATAAAATGTCTCATCAATTCCAAAATTTGCGTTTTACCGCTATCACTTTCACCAATCATACATAAAACAGACTTATAAATGAATGTATTTTTCATATAATAGTTTAGAAACTGGAGAAGCATGTCGATGGACTCATTATCATCATCCCATTGATTAACAAACGTCTTATCTATTTCAGGACATAATGCTTTTTCGTTATAGTCGAACGGCAAAGCATTCATCGCAATACAAGCATCCATATTTCTTGGGAAAACGCAACGCTCTGGTATATAGAAATTTGTACTCTTTAATAGAACAATATCTTTAGGCTCATATTGTTGTAATTTTGTCGACATTTGGAATGGATTAAAAATTGGCATCGATGGATTTTCTAATACATTTAAATCAATCTTATATTCGCCAGATTTTAATATCATCTCAGTGATTTTTGGTGTTGGTTTAAATAATTCTTGACCATCTTTAGATTTTTTGTTAAAACTAAGCCCAAAGAATTCTGTCATGCTATCTAATAATTTGTTTTTAGCTGTTATTTTGAATAATAATGTTTCTAAGCTACCTTTAAGCCAGTCTCCGTCGTAAAAATGAAGAGGCCCTTCTTCTGTTGGATGATACGTTTCGTGCCATGCGATAAACGCTGGACGAGGATCGTAATGCTCGAAAGACAAACCAGTGTACTTCCCATCTTTTATTTGTTGTCGAATAGACGCCAGCGGGAACCATTCATTTGCTTTTTGTACAAAGTCCAAGAGGTTCTCAATAGTTCCGCCAGCTTCTAACCAGTCTGTTACATCGCCGCCTTTTTTAAGATCTGGTAATAATAATACTTTTACGCTCGAACTTTTTCCATATCTGTCGTGTGCAGCAGAAAGTGCTTTTGTTTCGCCGCCGGGATCGTTATCTTGAAGAATAACCACTTGTCGATGGTCGAGCGGTGAGGTATTCGTGTCACCCCAATTATTCCATAACGCTGCAGTTGCGATAAGTCCTTTGTATTTAAGATTACGAGCATCCTTAGAGCCTTCACATACGAATATTGTATCGCTTTCTTTCGTATGTGCAATATCATATAAATTATAGAGAATTAAATCAATTCCTTTGATGTCCCATATCCAATCACCTTTCTTTTTTCCAGGCCGTCGTGCCTTAAATCGATCTAATGCCGTTTTATCATATTTAACTTCTTGATATAAAAGCTCACCTTCTAAATTAATAAAATCAAAAAGCGATATGATTTGAGCAGTAGGGTAAAGATCCGCGATTTTTATTCCAATTGCGTCGCAAACTTGCGACTCAGAACAACCAGCTTTGCATGCAAGAGTAATTTTTCCATCATCTTGCAGCTTGAGCCATAAGCTCAATCTTGCATCGCCGTGACCTGGGCATAAACCCATGTACTGATGCTCAGCTTGCTTAACCTTGCCTTGTATCTTTTTAGCAATAGCATCAAAACGGTTTATATCTTCAGCTTTTATCTCAGGTTTAATCATGGCAACTCCGTATCAATCCATGCATCTTTGATTCAAATGATGTGCAACTCCTAAGTAGATTCTCAGTGTTAGACATCTCTAATAATACTTTTCTAAACGCAGGTGTTATACTATAACTGATATTAGCTTCAGCACCAAATATTTTTAGACATTTCTCTTCCCTTAAAATTTCTATAGCTTTTTTAACATATGTACGATTCGACATCCAACTCTTAGCTGGATTCCACCACCAGTACATATCACGTGCTGAAAATCTTTCAGAGCATAAAAACTTATTGATTATAAAAATCAAATTATGTTCAGCAGATTTTACAGTGAGTTTTACAAGTTCGACGTTCATTAAATATTCCTTTATTCATTGACTATTCCTATGTTGTCGCCATAATTTTTTGATTGATAGCATTTATCATCATACTCGTTTTCTCTTGCAACTTGTTCTGGATCATCTGTTAGTCTTTTTTGAAACACTTCTTTCGGTTCAACATTCAGATGAAGTTCATGAACTATAATTTTATAAATCGTTTCCCATAGCTCAGCAATATTACTATCAGGATGCGAATAACCTATGACTTCAGATGCATGCATAAGATGTGCGACAAAATGAATCGGCATGTGGTCGATATGGTAATTAACAAAATCAGCAGCAGCTTTAAGCAATTTATCAGGATTAGGCCTTCTCGCATTAAAGGAGCCTTTAGTCATTGCAGATTTAATACAAGTTCATCTAATGCCTCTTGTCAACATCTTATATGGGCCTTCTGATATGACTCCATCGCAATTTCTAATACAACTGATTAGAACTCCTTGTTGCATCCATGGTAAATCATTAAACCATCTTTTAAGTGAACAACTCATAATTAATCAGCTCCGTAACCTATTTGTTGAACAATGATAGGATATTTAATGCTATTCGATAAGCAAATTTCAATCATCCATTTGCAACTTGCCATTAGATTCTCTGGAAGATGGGCAACGGGCCACACTTTTAGAATTTCATCTTCAATTTGCGTAAACGGTATTTCATCTTTATTACAAAATGTTCTATATACAAAGAAAGTTCCACCATCGCAAAGCATCGTTATGACATGCTCAAAACCAGCACCATCCATTTTCATCTCTTCAGCACATTCTCGAAGCATAGCCTCATCTGGCGTCTCAAGTCTTCCATTTATTTCATGTTCAACTTTTCCGCCGATACCATTCCAATGTCCAGCAGCCCAATCAGGTCTGTTCTTTTCAATCAACAGAACTTTATCGCGATTTCTATTAAAGACAAATCCTAATACATAATGTTTCATAATTATGTCTACACCACCACATTCTCAGAATTATTCTCAGAACCATTCTCAAGATCAATACATCTTTCTTTAGATAGTGGTATAATTTCGGGATCTTTTAATTCGAACTTCAAATGGAATTGTGCTTTACAATCTACTTCATTACATATAGCCCAGTAGATTACAGCACCTTCAGAAGCAGAGCCACATAAACGGTTAATATTAATTGAAACATGAATACTATTGCATTCAGGACATTTTACTTCAAGCATTTTATCTCCATTAATTTATATTTCAAACTGCATTCTCAGAATAGTTATTTAGCTGCTTGTTCTCCATTGCAAATCTCACCTTTCTCATGGATTACTTGATGACAAATATGTGCCAATAAATAAGCAAAGGCCTCATCAGAGTCTCCAGATAATTTTAGGCCTGCATAGTTGCACAAGATGTATTTCACAGCATGAAAAGCTTCATGGGCTATACAGTCAAAACCAGTTATCTTATCCATCCAGATAAAATAAGCACCTTGACCATTATCACCTTCAAGACTTGTTGCCCATCCTGATCTCAGGTCTTTGTTAGAGATGTCCTCCAGGAAACATTCTTTGAATGCCTTTATACATTCTTCCCTGCTCGACACCAGATAAAACACCTCAAAGTAATAAGTTCCAATATGTATCTTTCTTACTTTAGGGCGTTTCTTTTTCTTTTTTAACTTTAGTCTGTATCTTTTTGATTTAGCCATTATTTTTACTCATGAACTATATTTTCAAATTGTATTACTAACGTAGAAACTTTTCAAGCGTTGCTATTAATGTTGCTCTTAAAGCTAAATTTGTAATTAATATTTGTAAAGCCAGCTTCTCATCATCTGGTAGGTTGGCTCTAAATTCCTTTTGATCGAAGTCTGGATCTTTACTGGCTTCATTATGCTTTTCAGCAATAGATTTTATATGCTTTATATATGTTGCATCAGCCATATCGCTTTTCTGTATTTTTCTCACTTTAGCCATTATCATATTCTTTCATTTAAAGCTTTTCGACCAGCGGCGGTAATCTCAAAATATTCATCAGGACAAGATGAATATCCTCTGCCGGCACTCTTCATTAACTTCAATATTACAAGTGCTTGCATGTCTTCTGAATCACTACAGTAAAATCCGTTTCCTGAACGATAGATAGTATGGTTTAGAATTTCCAATTGTTCTTTTGAAAGTTTTAACTTGCTTGTATCTGTCCAATTCGTACCATCGACAGTCATCTTAAAATCTTCATCGACCATCTTTTGTCGTTCTTCTAACAATTTATTTGTACAATTGCGTTCACTAATAACTTCACCATCTATCCTACCATCTGGCAACTCTTTAATTTTTGCAACACCAAAACCAGTTATACATCGAAAAGCAGCTATTGTTTGTTCTCCATTTTGTAATGTATAGCCAGCTTTATATTTCGCCCATCGTATAACGCCTACTAATTCTTCAGGAGCATCAGTATAAAGCTTTTCAACTTTACATTTAATTGTATCGCCAGAATGTATATCTTTAGAATTTTTATCACAAAGACCTATGTATGTTCCATGTGTATCCCCAATAAACTTTGCTAACCAAGCTGAATACTTCATCGGCATTCGTTTACAAGTAACTTCAGCACCAACATAATATGAATATGCTTCAAATCTCTTTAAGTTTTCTTTTAAGCGACACCACTCACCAGCGTCTTTAAGCCTAAAATTAGTAAATGCATTCCGCAGTTGTGTAATCTCAAGTTTAGATGCTTCTTGCCCACCTTTATAGCCTATTTCAGTATAATCTTCAACATCTTGAAAAGTAATTTCATCTTTACAATATATATCGCTTGAATTTATATCATGCCACCACTCTATAAATGTTTTCATCTCATTCACCTTTATCATTATTATTGATTATTTAATTCGACAAGAATGTCGAGCAACAAACAAAGATTATTAAATGTCTTAATAACATAAATGTCTTTTTCAAAATTCTCGATTGTGTATGTATAAAGATTTTCGCCAATTAACCATCTGTTACCTTGAGGAGTTTCTACACTTCTTTCAACACACCGCAAAACGAAAGCAGGCGTTCCTCGCAGCTTTATCTTCTTGGCAACATTACGCTGCAATACAGTCGCTTTTCTTTTCTCACATTTCAATTCTAAAAAGCCAGTCCATCGTCTATGGATTATTTCCAAGTCAGGAAGTCCAGACTTTTGCATCATGTGTCCATGCAAATTTATAATAAACGCAGTTTGACTTTCTAATTGCATAACAACTTTCTTTGAAAATTTGCCTTCTCTCATTTCATCTCTTCCTCAATAATTTGTTTTATCCATTTATGTTTCATTAATCCACGCATCAGTCCACGAAAGAAATTCGCCTTCATATTCTTATCATAAAAAAGCCTTCCTGTTTCAAGAATATTCTCAGCAACTTTTCGTCCTAATCTATGTGGTTTTGTTCCAAAGCACATCGTCGTCCGTCCTATTTAAACAATATAATTGTCTTTGCCCTTCTTTGCAATTTCGTCTATCGACTCTTGTACAACCTTCACAACGCTCAGCATCCACCTTAGACAACGCTTCATCTGTTATCATTATTACTTGTCCGCGTTTCATTTTTTAATTCTCAATGACTGCCATAAGATTGATCAATCCTGATAAGAAAAGCACCTCTTTTGCACCATTCATAAAATCCACCCATCGCTAACGCGGACATAAACGGACATTCGTCATTACAAACTTTATCTTTTTCATAAAAGCATTCTACTTCTGTATCAGTCATGACTACCTTTCACATTCCTTATCATTTTCGTCTGTAAGTTTCTTATGACACTTTACACATTCAACCCATTTGTTTTCACCTTGCCAAACTATGACAGGCCAATGAAAAGGAGAATGCAAACGCATCAATCGATTCATTTCAGCCCGCTGGTACCAGTGCATCTTTTTTATTTCAGCAACTTGAGTATGAGTGCTCATTGTATTAACCATCACACATCACTCCCACCAGTAGCTTTTCTTAATTTGCTTCTTAACATAAGTATATCATCATTAAATCTATTATTTGTCATTTGATATTCAAGAATTACTTTAGCCTGAGTATCATTTCTTTCTTGTACTTCTTTACATTTCTCTTCCAACTTTCGTCGTTCGTTTTCTAACTCGATAGCTTCACAGATAGCTCCACCAGCAATTTTTCGCAATTCATCACGTTCTTGTTTCAATTTAAACACAGAGTCTCGCATCGTTTCGACAGGCTCATTCATTCTACCAGTGCGATCATTTTTACCTGATAAAACATCTGCGATTAATCTCGTGGCTTCCCAAGTTCCATATTTTTCTCCACGCCAGAACGCAGGATGGGCGGCGTCAGTCGCATCCCATTGTGGATCATCCTTTTTAAGTCGTTCGATTTCTTTCAAATACTCTGGTACGTTTGTATTTATAATAACTCTTTGCTTAAGCAATAAAAATCCGTATCTGCGAATATATTTTTGCTCTGCTAAAGATATCACCATGCCATAACCTTCCAACCAATCATGAACTTCTATAGCAGATAATTCTTCTGGTGTTACAGTACTAAGATAAATTTGTCTTATAGGGCTGCCTTTTGCTGCACAATTAACACAATCGCAGTAATTTGTATGAATCATTATCGTCTCCTCTTAATTGTTTTACTTTTATTTCGTTTATATTGATTCGATTGAATCTGTTCTTTTTACACGATGATGTTTATTCCATGCCTTTAGGAATAACTCAGCTTCCGCTTTATCGCCCCAATGACCAAGAGTATTTTCATAACACCATCCAGGTTCTCTTACCATTGTTCTTCTATCGACACTTTCCATGGACTTTTCATAACTAACCGTCCCATCTTTCTGGAGGTATAGACCTATGCCTCTTGGACCGCTAATCACATAGTAGTTACACCATGTCCAGACTTCAAATTTAATTATGTTTTCTGAAATAATCATTATCGTCTCCTCTTGATCATTTTGCTTCTTCGTTTCTCAGTAAGCTTATTTACAACTGGCTTTACAGCAGTTGAGCCATTATTATCTTCGTACTGCTTTCTTTGAAATTCATTGTGCATATCAGCAACTATTGCACCTACAACAAGAATGCTTTTAGCAAGACACTTTTCGCCAGCCGGACATCCGCAAACAAACATATTCAAAACGTCTGCAGTAATGAGATATGGACATTTACTACAATACGATTGATACCAGCTTTGATCGCCAACTAATTTATCATAATCTATTTTTGGTTTTGGTTTTTGTTCTGGCTCAAACCCAGATGTTGCTCCTGCTTTACCTGAAAATCCTATAGTACCCATTACCATGTCCTCCTGTCTGTAAAAATAAATTCATTTTCCCAATTTGGATTTATGTCTGCTTGTTTATAATGGAAACGACTACAAGCAAAAGTTCTTGAATCTATAACTGATTTTTTATGCTTCATACATCTATAGCTTCTGGAAAAGTTATCGTAAATACAATTCTTACACTCTCCACAATGAGCTTGTCTTTTAAGAAACGATTCACTCTTTACACTTTTCGGAATCTGTATTTTATTTTCCATCCTAATCACCTTCAAACATTATTGTTAAAGCACCAACAGCGAATTTATAATGTGAACCTTTTTTTGGCGTTCCAGATAAATGTGTTACGCTACGCTTAACATATTGCTTTCCACCTTCACGTTCGCTACATAAAGCAGAATGTGTAATTTTTCCCCAGTCTGTTTGCATTTTAGAGAACACAATATCATTTGTATTAAATATACCATAACGTTTGTCGAAAGTCCATTGACGTATAGCCATTCTACAATAATCAGATTTATTTACTTCACCCCTTTTAGTAAGCAATGCTATATAACAATCAGCCATTTTCATTCTCCTCGTAATTTATTAATCCAAACTAAATCGCATTATCTTTATAATATTTGTCAGAGATGACATGTTTCTTTTGATGTTTCAATCTTGAAACTGGAATAATACTTCGTTCGTTACGAGTTGCATGCCTGATGATAGCTTCATGTCCATTGCTGGCAAAACCTACAATTATCCAGTCTCTTCTTATATTGTCACCCCACTCAGAGACTTCTACTAAATCATTCATTTTAAATGAGTCGTTCATTTCAAAATTATTCGTCATTGTTTTCTCTTTCTTTTCTTTTCATATATAATAGATCATCATTACAATCCATACAGTATTCATTACAACAATAAGTAATCCGCCAATTAGACTCATCCACTGTTTAAGAAATGGATAATAATACATATTCCAGAAGCCCCAGAAAGCCCAGTATCCTGTCGCTATAAAACTAACGCCTCTCACCTTCTTGTCTTTGTAAAGCCTTAGACAGTGCATACAAATAAACACACCGCCCAATAACTCAAACAGACCATTTATATTGTCTTGCAACATTAACCAATTCTCGCACTGCATTCATCTTTAGGAATATCACACCAAGCACATTCTTTTTGACTTGGAACTTTTCGACACCCTGCTTCATCACCAACAGTTCTTTTAATGGCATCCCAAATAGCTTGTTTAAAACTCTCGTCTTGTGCTGCGTCAATAGGAATATCGACATTAGGCACACCAAGTTTATAAACAATACAGCCACTAAATTTCAAATCCTTGTACATCTCAATTGCTTTTGGCAGAAACATCATATAAATAACAACTTGAACATGGTCGCTGGTTTTACAGCTGCCAGTTTTCATATCTTCTACTACTGCAACGATGTGCATTTTGTGTGGAATTATTTCATCTTCATCTTCACCGATTGCAACAATATCTGCTTTTCCAGAAAGTGTAAACTCTGTTTTTATTCCACTTTCTTCTTTCCAATCATCTATAAGCATTACATGGCCATCTTCAGTTAATATAGCATCCAACTTAAAAGAATTTTGGTCTTCAACATAAACTTTAAAACCAAGTCTTTCTAAAGCATCCCTTCGGCTTCGCAACAATTGTGTATGGTTTATAGTCCATCTTGCTAAGTTAAAATCTGATGGTAATTTGTCGTACATAAAACGACTTTTAAACCATATTTTCCATTCGCATTGATCTTCGCCAGCAACCAGCTTAGAGATCCACGACGGCCATATAAAAATTTTATCTCTTTTCTTTTTACTCATTTTTTGATTCCTCTAATTTCTTTTTACGTTCATTCATTAATTGTTTTATAAAGCTGGCAATATCATTGAGACATTCAACGTTATATACAGCACTATTATTTGGATAATAACAATATTGTCTCCATTGAGACCACCATTTAACTCTGCCAAGTTCTACTCTATTCCTACTTAAGCAAAGCCATGTCTGAGTTTTCTTTCTCGGATACAGATGCGATATGTCTTCAAAAGATATCCATTTATATTCAGTTTTCATTTGTTGCCACCTCTTAAACAATTTAACGCTTTCATGATACACCAAGAACAAATATCTAAGTATTGCAATTTTGGGCTGTCAAGTTTAGCATCGGCTTTCGACTCTTCCCTGAATTGTTTCATTTTAGGATGTAGCATTCTGCCAGCATCGCCAGTGCTATATAATTCGAAATAAATTCCGAGCCATTCATTAGCAGCTTTACTTAGCTCATCTAATTCAACTGCATGAAGAAATAATTGTAATACAGCACCATCACCAATGAAATCTCTCCACGATTCGCCGTGTCTCAAACAATGCAGAGAATGATCTTTCATGTAGAATTTATATTTGTCGTCATACACTGAAATTTCTTCATTCATCTTATAAGCTCCTGTTTTATTGTGCGTATAATTAAGCGTAGAAACATAGATCGCCCGTCTATGGGCCTCCAGCAGCCTCGTATTTATGCGATTTAAGCTGTTTCAGCAAGCTATACGAAGCGTTTAACTAAATCCATATATTTTGGCTCTTCTGCATCTACCAAAGCGATCTTTATATCTCTGCAAATATCGCGGCCGAATCCATCAATTTTCATACAGCCCATTTTTTTGCGATACATAAAAATTCCTTCATGCATCACTCGTTCCAGCATTTCGTCGAACGTCTCTGGTTTATCTAAGCTCATCCCACCATTAAAAATATTTTCTTTAACATATCTCGTTAAAAATTTTGATAATGTTTCCATGATTTAATCCTTTTTATTTGTATCTTTCGCGGTTTTTAATGCAATTTCCAGTTCATGCATGTTTCCATTTATACCATTTTTACGGAATAATAGTTTCTCTTCATCACTCATATCTCTCCATTTAGCTTCACACCAACAACCATATTCTCCACAAAGACAACAAATTGCAGGCCCGCATTGTTCTTCATAGCCATCAAGTCGTTCGACCCATTTATGACTACAAACATTAGTTCTACTCTCCATCCTTTCCAATGCAGTGATTAAGCCTTGTTCTATCATCTTCCATTGAACAGTTTTAGGAGAATCTTCTTTCAAATGCTTTTTATAGCTTTCAATATACGATTGAAAATCTTTTGTCATTAAAGCTATTTCTTTTTCATATTCAGTTTTTGCATCAGAACCGAAATAATCATTTCTGTCTATTAATTGTCTTGCTAAAAATTCTGATAAAATTTTCATTTCAATTCTCCTTCTGATACTCTTACATAATCACCTTCGCACGAAGTTTCTATAAGCAAAATCCAACCATTATCATCATCCAGATTATAATGCACTTCTTTTAAGTCTTCTGGAAATCTGCAAAATTCACGAGCATTTTGTCTGGCGAAGTCTATTGCTGGAATCAATTCAGTAAAGTTATGAATTATAAGATCGCAATGCCTGTCTTTTATTAACACATTATAGATTTTCATCTGCAGTCCCTCTTTTCGCCATCAGCAAACTCGTCCAACTGCGACACAGGACCGTTCTGTTTGCTTTTAAGTCTTTCGTATGGAGCTATAACTGCATCGTAGAATTCGCTGGCAACGCTGCACAGAATTCCATACGCATCATTAACAATTTTATATTTCTTTGTTAATGATTTTATTGCTTTCATACGCTGGATACACCAAAGATGGACGAGCAATGTGCAACAATAATTTACTCTACCTCGAAGACCTTGACATTTTGCATGGAGTTCTTGGACAAGATGCTTTAATACTTTTCGTTCTTCGTCTGTAATATATGGCATTATTTTTCTCCTTTTCTTTTGATTAATTTGTATTTATTATTCATCTCTTGCTCCTTTTCTTTTTATTTCGCTGTCTCTTATCCATTCTTGTTCTTTTGGTTTTCCATTTTTGAACCATTTTTGAAATTTTAACGGAGCAATCCCGGGACGATATACATCGCTTTCCCTGTAACTCCAATAAGCAGCTAAATCTTCAGTAGTTACTTTACTTTTCAAATGTCCATCAGCTTCAGCACCGAGCAACTTTTCGATGAACATCGAAATCTTAACACCACAAAGTGAACCGCACATCGTCCCTATGCAATAAGGTATGAACAATACAAAGTTCATATCGCCTTTTATCAACGCTCGAAATGTCAAAAACCAAATCGTGTTACTAAAGAAAGCAGCAATCATATGATACTTCAAATTATTACGATTTCTGCTCCTGCTCACGATACTAAAGCTGATGTTCTGAATAAACGCCAGCCAAGAATTGTCAATATTGCTATTAGTGTTATTGTGTTCATTTCGTCCTCTCTAAATTGATATTGAGAATTTAAATTGCTATTGAGAATGAATCTCTATATGATTCAATATGTCTGCCTGTACTACCCTCAGTCTGCACAACATCCGCAGTAAGATCCCATACACCTTTTTCAGCATCTTTTTCTTTTAGAATTTTCTCAGCCATCCCTACATTATATTTGCGTATAATATTCCTTCTCATAAGAGAATTTGAAGGGCCTGGAATTTCTATGTCTGATTCAAATTCTATATGAACTACTTTCTTACTTTTTCTATGTTTTGCAACCATCATTCTCCTCTTGTTCTTCGATATATTTCCTAAACGGACACACTTGGCAAATCTTGGCTTTATTCTTTCTTTGCCGTTTACAATTTTTATAAAACCAACTCTTAAAATCTATCTTGATATTTTTCATTTTGGTTATCTAAATTAACTATTAAAAGACATCTTACCGCCGAAACGCCTTGTCAAACGTTCACTAAATTCAATGCCTGATTCGGCAATTATCGCTGGATTGGTTGAACACCAATTTCCTTTTCCGTCTAAACCCAACCCAAACCATACTGCGAATTTCTTTCCTGGCTCTGAATCAAATCCAGCAATCTTTTTACCTACAACTATTCCAGGTCGTCCAACTGAACAGACACAAATTTTACCTATTAAATCTTCATTTTCTTCTGCAATCTCATTTTAAATCTTCAAACAAAATTATATTAATATTTTCATTCAATAGCATCTTTATGTAGCCCCAAAGTATAATAGCCTTCTTCACCATAGTAAATAGGCACACCAAATTCTTCCGCAGTAACTATTTCTCTGGCTGTCCCTTTGCTCTTTTCCCATCCAGGAACTATAAACATTATATGAGCAACTTCTAAAAATGGTTGGCTATTATCAAAAACATCTCCGTATGTTAAATCACCAATAATAGCACCAAGCATAAGATCATTCCCAGGAATGAAAACAGCATAACCTAATTTTCTAATTCTCTCAGCCCAGACATTCATCTTATGAATGTTTTTTACATATGCATTAGCCATATCATTCAACGCACCTGCAATATAAGCTATTTTTCTTTCAGGTTCAGGTCTCATTTTAACTCCCATAACTTTAATATTTTCTTACAAGTTTTACATGTTACAAGTTTTTTATTTGCGGTCATTATACCTGCTGTCTTTCCGCACATAGCTTTTTTACGAGTATTTGGTAAATAATGTACAGCTTTCCCAGCAGTATAAACTTCATTGCGAATCATTTTAACTTTTTTCTTCTTTGCTGGTTTTTTCTTGCGTTCTTTTATTCTTTTCAATGATTTTTCAAAATATTCTTGGTCTTTTTTCTTCTGTGTATCAGATCTTGTATCTACGATCTTCTTGGCTTTACGTTCACGCTGTTCCAGAAGCAGCATGTGTAAGAATCCCTGAGTGTTGAACAACTCTGCACATAAAGAAACTATAAGTTCTTCCAGTGCAAAATCGTCGATGTTATTTATATTTTCTGGGAACTCATCAATATCCGAATAATCTTTAAGGCCATCTTGGATTAACCATGATTCTACAAAGTGCCTGAACTTACTTTCGATATAAGATTCGCGGTCAAATCCCTTCTTCCAGTTATCTTCTCGACGCTTGCCTCCAGCGGTTTTGTTGTGTCCGCGTAAAAACTCGACGAACCTTATTAGTACGATGGGACTAAGACACCTTGAAAACTGTAACTTGTTTTCATCCTTGTCCCTTATTGCACCAGAAGTAAATTCTCGCATCTTATCAGTTGCCATCATCCCACCTCCTTTAATAAGGGACACAACTTTTCAGAACAATTACCTTCAAAGTCATCTGGGTTATCCGGGTGAGTACAATACGTCAAATTAACATCATCTTCGCCATGACCAAGCCCTTCAATGTTTTCGCTCTGCCATGTAAAGAACGGACAAATCGTGACTCCAGCTTTTGTTGTTCTAAAATTCGCCATGATTACCTCATTATATTTCCAGAATAGTTGTCGACATTTACTTGGAATCTGCCAATCGGGCCAGCAGTTTTATCCCATATAAATAACATCCCTGCTCGCTTTTGCCAATTGAAAGAATGGATTCTATGCCATTCGTTTGGCGGAACAAGTCCTGGCAAAAATTCAACACTGACACCTTGCTCTTCAAAATGAGATGGCTTCCCACTGGCTTTTCTATGCTGGTCACCAAGATGCCATTCGCAGTATCTTGCATTCTCCCATACTCCGTTTAAGCGACATTCGTTAGCCATTAATGCTGCAAGTCGTACTTGCTGCCTAATACTATGACCATGTTCAAAACCAATAAGATTTACTCCGTAGTTATGAAATTTAAATGGACTCATACCTGCGTCCACTTCTACGTTCTTATTATTATGGTAATAAGCATTCAGCAGCCGTCCAAGTGTTATTGCTGAAGCATGATCATGATTTCCAGGACATGAAATAACCTTTACAGGAGCTTCTTGTAGCATTCGTTCGACGATTGCAAGGGCTAAATTTTCACCGCGAAGATAAGTATTTTTCCACGCATCGCCTTCAGGCTGAGGAGTTCCTGCTGTTGTGGTGCCGAATAGATTATCTGTATGAAGGAAATCATTTCCAAGCGGGAATATGATACGCTCGAAAGGACCGAAATATCTCGACAAAATTAATAGCTCTTCAAGAATTGCCATTGTCATAGCTTCAGCATCATCTGGATTCCAGTCGATATCTGCTGCACCTTTAAAACAACGTAGGCCAAGATGAATGTCTACAAGTGATATTTCAAGTTCTCTTTTACGTTTGCTCTTTGCCAGTTCTTTTCGCTTAATGTTTGGAACTTTATAAGATACGCTGGCAATCTTATCATATAGATTTTTAAGAGCATCGACGGTGGGCGATACTCGTTTCAGCCAAACTTTTACTTGGTAGTTTGTATATGTTTCGCATCGACCAGTTCCAGTCTTAATACCACCAACTGTAACTTCCCAAGTATTTATTTGACAACGTTCTACTTCCCAAACATCAGTATCTACTTCAGCCACTTTCAACAATTCATCGAGAGTTTTTATATCCAAAGACCTTGTAGTTACAGTTCCTGTATTTTTTTTGTAATCTGTTTCAACTTTTTGGCCTTCATACTCTTCAGCTCCAGCTTTATCCGAACTCTTTTTATTTTTCGACTTAGTTTTTTTCTTTTTTTGGTATTCTTTCCAAGAATTAGTTAAACTTTCACTTCGTGCTATAAGTCTATCTATAGTTCTTTCTGACATTCCTTCTTTAGCAGCAAATGCTCGCTTAACAAAAGTTCCTTTTCTTATTTCATTGCCAATTTTTTTTCTTAATGCTTTCTTTTCTGAGTTGGTCAAAGTTTTTGCCATTATTCAATACTCCTTTTCTTATACCTAATTCGTTTACGTGATTTACCATTAAATAATATTTCTTTAGTTATGTATCCTAATAGATATGCCCATGCTTCTTCAGAATCATCAGTGAGTTTTGTGCCTGCATAGTCGTCCATAATATATTTAACTGCATGGAAGCATTCATGAATGCAGACAGAATCACTTGTTGTATGATCTATTATTGAACTGTCCCACCATATAAAATACGAACATCTTCCTGAATCATTCTTCAAATTCATTGCAAAGCCAGTTCCTTGATATCCACCTGTGACTTCAGAATTAAACTTCTCAGTTAGTATCTTTGCACATTGTTTCCAAGTTGAGTTTAAATAGAATAATTCAAAATCGTAAACACTGATGTATAATGTTTTCAATTTGTTTGCCATTTGTCTTTAGCTCTCGTCACTACACCATAAAAGTTTCTCTGTCTGTATGTGCTTCGCCATCACCAACCACTCCGTCTTCCTTAGCCTTTTGATTTATGTAATCGATACTGCGATAAAAGCCACTGCCTTTAAAAATTATATTTACACATTTGCTAATAAGACGTTGCAATTTTCTTCGATTACATTTTGGACATTTCTTTTTAGGTTTAGATTTTATACTCTGTACAAATTCTACTTTTACTCCGCAAGCCTCGCACCTATATTCGTATGTCGGCATTATAACATCTCCCTTCTTGATCTCAAATACGCTGTAATTTAGCCATTGCCTTTTATCGCATTCATTAACTTCATAAAACGTGCAGGATGAAACATTCGTAACATATCCCAATGATTGGTACTATGTTTTTTCTTAAATTTACTTCGCATTCTTTTTGCAATTTTATTCAGAGTATCTACCATAACATGTTGTTCCTCAATTCCAAGTGCACTTAACAATGCTCTATGTTCTGTTTTTGTATTCGCCATTATCAACCCTCAATTTAAATAATTTATATTTCAAACCCTAAATGAATTAAATCCACAACCAGTTTATGTTTTTCAAATTGTATTTGAATAGGTCTATCAACTATTATAGGCATGCTTAAAGTTCCTCTTGCTAAAATATTTCCTCCGTGTAATGAATCAAAAATTCCGAAATGAGTTATTGTGCCCCAGCCTTTTAATGCTATCGGAAATTTGACAACATCGACATTATTTATATAACTGTCTTCTGGAAACATAGCTAAATTATTAACTTTCCAGTCGCCTGGTCCCATTTCCACTCTGCGATAGTTGGCACCTTCTCGCAAAACTTCAACTAATCCAAATCCAGAATTTTGTAATAATCCAATATAAAGATAGTTCATGGTCATTCACTGCCGTTTTCTTTTAATAATTTTCTAAGATATTTATTTTCTCTGTCGTATGATTCCGCATCAAGCAATGTATATTTTATACAAACTCGTAAATAGTCTATCGTATCTTGTATTACACCTTGCTTCTCTATTGTAGGTTTTTCAGTTGTAGGTTTTCCCTTTACTTTTATATCGTCGATTAATTTTTTAAGTTTTGATTTAGGTAATTTTTGAAACAACTTAGTTAATTCTTCAAGTTGCTCCTTCACTTCTTTTCTGGTTATTCTTTTTTTATTTTCAGCCATTGTTTTATCGCTTCCATTAAAAGTCTTCGTCTTCCCTTATTATGGATTCAGTGCCGCCACACTCTTTACAAAGTTTTAATGTCTGTATCTCCATATTTTCTAACCATTCTTTTACTTTATCTGGTTGCCAATTTCGCTCTCTAACAACAATATCTTTTTTAACTCGTAGTGTAACTAATTCAAGATTTTGTTGGAACCTGCCAGAATCATAATGTTCTTCTAATGCAAAAACTTCTTTACCAGAAAACAATTCATAATTAGAAAGATTCTTTGGTTTGTAACCATTGTAAATTGCTGCACCAATCAAAGTGCTGCGAACTCTCTTTGCTCCTGGTATATTATCTATTGTATCTCCAACAAAAGCAAAATAAACCGCAAGTTGGTCTGGTCTTAAGCCATGATACTTTTCTTTTATACGTGAAACTGTCCATGGTTGTTTTCTCCATTGAAAACCCCTAACTTGTATGACTCTAAACGGCTTACCTCTTACAAGTTGATGTAAATCTTTATCACCAGAATAAATAGTTACAGGTTCTGTCTTGCAGTATCTTTCAGCTAAACTTGCAATAATATCATCAGCCTCAAGTTCATCATCGACAGCAGTTTTAGCAACCATAGAAAGTAATTTTTTAAAGCCATTTATACGTTCTGGAGTTAAGAACTTATGGGCATCTTTCGCACGTTTTTCTCTGCGATTAGCTTTATATTCTGAATCGATTTTATAACGAAAATTATTTCTGCCTTCCCAACAAATTATAATATCATCTTTAAACTCTCGACAAAGAGCCTCAAGACTTTTTAAAAATCCGTACTCCATGCCGGTTGGCTGCCCATTTCTTGTTACAAGATCTGACAGTTTAAAATTTGCACGATACAGCTGCATGAATCCATCTAAGAGTATTATGTCAGCCACCACCTTTCAATTCTTTTTAAGTCTCTTTAATTCCCAATGCAGTTTCCTATGACAACTACAACAAAGAGTTGTCATATTTTCTTCAGCATTATTTGTGTCATCGCCATCTCTATGATGTACGTCTAATTTTCTATTAGTCTCTATCAAGCTTTGTTCTTGGGTTTTACCACATTCTTGACAAATATACTTATCTCGTCGGCGAATTTCTTCTTTTAATTTCTTATTTAGACCACAATATTCGCCATTGATATAATTAGGATTATTTTTACATATGTTTTTACTTAACATTTCTTGAAAAAGACACCCACAACTTTTTGTATTTTGGCTTTGTAGAGCATCGCCTGAGATAATAACTTCATTTCCACAATCACATTTACATTTCCAAAAAGGACGAAGAATGTATGATACCCAGTCTCTGCCTGCAAACTCCATAACAACTAATCGACCATAACGAATTCCGATTCTATTTTTAAGTATCATCCTAAATTCTTTTTCTGCGCATATAATTCTCTTGCTCTTTTGTTCTTTGCCAGCCGTTTCTGTTCTTTAAGTCCAGCTTCAATTTCGCTGAACTTTTTGCCTTCCCGCATTGATTCAATTGGACTTTGGCCACACATAGTTCCATGGATTACACAAGGAACACAAGGTTCTTTTTCATAAGGCAGTTTTCCGCCACAACATGGAATCGTGCAGCAGCCAACGGTTCCTATAGTCCCCACCGGAAGAAAACCAAGCTCTTTTTCTTCATCAGTTCTATGATACCCTGTTTCAGGTTTATCAGCGAATTCTATTTCCAAACTATTCAAAGCGAAAATAACACGACTGTCAAAGTCTGAATAAAGACCATCTTTTTTATTTTCGGTGAGTGCTCTTTTGTAATAAACTTTAAGAGCTTGAATTTTTCTTTGTCTTTTATTCATTTCTTCAATCTCCATTCTTTTTCATTATCGCCATCGATTTCGCCACAATAAGTATTAAGTTCTGGATTCGTAACATCGCCATCATTTGCACAACCTGGCTCATCGCCAGTTTCTTCAGCAGTTATATAAAATTTACAATTTCCGTTTTCTTTATCAATACATTTTGCCATTTTTTAATCTTTCAAATCAGCGAGTCAGTGGACGATCTCCAATCAGTGGTCGTCGCCCACCGGTCGCCTTCGGGAAGAGAATGAAAATCAATCTAAAGTATAACCACGCTTTTTATCTCCGTCATTTGCTGGCTTCTGTTTGCAAAGTATTAGCTACAACTTTTGTAAATGTAATTAAATCTTCATAACATCGTATCTATTTTTAATATGCCTTCTAATAAAGGATGCATTTTTATCAAAATCCTTTAATATGTACGAACATTTTGAACATGAACAGACACGCTTTTGTATTCAGTATTATTTCTGTGCATAATTTCAAATTCTTTTGACCAACCCTGTCGTAAATCTTTCCCTGAGTTAGTGTTGTCTGTATCGAGAACCTCTCCATAAGCATCCTTATACAAAGCTACTACTTCAAAATAATGTATAGTAGTGCTTCCAATATTTTTAACTCGGCCTCGAATGTATGAATAATTGTCTTCTTTATCCCAAGTCCATTCGTGTTGAATTACGAGTTGATGTCTTACTTTCTCAAGTGCAACTGATTCAGTAGGATCACTGGTAAGTTCTGACAAACTTTCATTACACGAAGGCATGAAAAAGATAAGAAACCATCCAAGAAGTATCAATGTTATTATTGCTGAAATTGATTCTTTCATTTTGTTCCTCTAATTAAAGTTTACGTTTAAGAATTTAATTTGATAATTATTATTATTTCGTTTAAGAGCAGTTCTTAATACTCTTCACTCATTCAAATTGCTCCATTGTACATTGTTTTGGATCTTTATCTGTTCTCCACTTAAGAGAACCATCTTCATTTTTTGCTATTCGCGGAAAACGTAATTTCCCGTTAGCTGCTAAACAGTCGCATTTGACTTCGCAAACTTCACCAATTAAAGCATCTCGTTTTTCTTGTGTATTATATAATTGGCGATGTTCTTTATCAAAGCCTCCTCCCACATTTCCGAGATCGTGTATTTTTCCATTCTTATCATAAGCAGCTGCTCGAATACTTTTTAAACCGCCATAGTGTAAGCTACTAAAAGATTGATGAGTTCCTGTTACAAAAATATCAATTAATTTTACTGGCTTTAATTTATACCAGCCAGTCATATGACTCTCTTTTAAAACATAGCCTTCAAATTTATTACTAACAGCAAGTTCAAGCAATGCTTCTTTACCTTTTTCATCTACAAAGGGGCTATAGACACATATAACATGAGCAACTGAAAATCCAAGTTCTTTTAATTGCATTATAACTAATTCAAGATGCATACCAGAAGCATCTTTACCAGCCCACCAAGGAGCTGCAAATGCGGTTAATAATAATTTTTCATCCGCATTATTAAGCATTGTTGGAACGTCTGTTGCAAAAACGCCTGGACAATGTAGCTCTGCCAGAATACAACTTCCAAAAGGCATAAGATTTAATTCATCTTTTATATGCCCTATTTCCATTAGCTTATATGTGATATCTTTACCATTTTTGGAAGTTGCGGTAAATAGACCTGAGTTATGTCTCACAATTTTCGCAAAATGTCCATCCAATTTCGGCTGAATAAAGTTTACTTTTTGATTTGTATAATCTTTAAATTTTGGAAGCTCTATATTGTTCATGAGTTTACCGCATCTAATTGAAAGTCTTCGCCATAGTAATCCCTGAAAGCATCAAAACATATATCTCTATCACATTCGTGCTTAAACGATGCGATTGTATCGCCAGCCATATTTTTTATATGATACCGCATTTTTTTAATCTCCTAAATTATATTGTAGTTAAAATTAGCGAGTAGGATGATTCCCTTAAATCGTCATTTTGTAACCTCTAATGAGGCGGCGAACCTCGCTCTGGATGAAGAAAATGAAATCGTCCCTATTCCAGCCTTCGGGAACTAATAACCGCCGTAATGTACTGGACGCGGTTGCTTCTACTGGATCCTATTTAAGTCCATCAGCATCTCTAAGATCTATAGCCGGTATTTGACCGGCCTTCAGTATCGCAGGTACTTGACCTGCCTTCAGTATCGCAGGTACTTGACCTGCCTTCAGTATCGCAGGTACTTGACCTGCCTTCAGTAACGCTGGTACATGGTACTGCATTCAGTATCGCAGGTACAGACCAGCTCGTGAGAATTATCTCATTGTGCCATTGTGCCATCAGCTATTTTTTCAGCTTCGATTTTAGCAACTCTTTCATCTTCAGCTATTTTTGCTTCTGCTGCTATTCGCTCGTCTTCTTTTGTCGCTTCTTCTATCTTGGATTCAACTTCATTGATGTCGATTCCTTCATCTTTCATTTCAGCTGTTAATTTTTCAAGTCGCTCTCGTAAATCTTTAAATTTCTTTACTTTACTATCTTGGCCTGTGACATTTTTCTTTGTCTTTGTTAATTCATCAAGATGTTGTGCTAATTCTTTTAAGAGTTGCGGTGCTTCGACAAATTGCTTGAACAATTCAGCTTTTTCTTCTTCGATCTTAAAAATTTCTTGGTCGTGTTTGGCAACCATTTCATCAAAATGTTCTAAGATAAAAGTATAGTGTTTTAAAAGAACTTCATCAACTTTCTTACTTTCAGCGATGCTTTTCAATCGTCTTTTTGTGGTGATTTTGTAATTAGCAAGCCCTTTCATTCTCATTCTCCTGATTAATTACATTTCTTTTTGAAAATCTACAACTCTGAGCAGCGGTAGAATGGCTGCTCAGTAGGGTAGATTTTCAGTTTATATTTCACTGAGATCGACGTTGTCATCTTCAAGCTGCTTGGTTAAAAGAGCAAGCTGCTCTTTCATTCTGGCAACTTTCTGGACCTTCTTGCGTGTCTCTTCGTCGCCAAACTTTTCGATGTTAGTGGCTTTACGCTCCTTCTCCTCTGCTCCTTTAATGAGAGCAATGGCACGAATCCGAGCAATCAAAGCTTGATATCGCAAAAATGTTGCGATGCTGGCAAATGAATCTTTCTTCAATCCGTTATGTTTTCTGGAATCAAAACCAGTATAAACAATTTCATCACCTTCTTTGATTGGCTTCGGCACCGCAACGAGCTTGCCATCAGCATTAACTGCTGTCACGACATTTCCTTCGTCGTCTCTGTACATAGCTTCCGCAATCGGAAAATCTATGCGACTGTTTTTCTTCGCTACATCATCTGGTGCATCTACTACGTTTTCCGCATCATTTGCGGTCTCCGCGTTTTCCGCATTCTCTGCGGTCTCTGGAGTTACTTTGTTTACTGTTTCCGCCATTTTATGGCCTCCTTCAAAAATTAACAATAAATCGATTTATTGAATCACGCTTTTATAAAATCATTTCTATATCAGATTCTTTGAGATTCATTATTTCTAAAGAGCTTTTCTTGATTTGCTCTAATGCCTTACTTTCACTTAGATAAAGATGAGCTGTTGATGGTTTGCCGCAAAATGTTCCTGAAGATATAACCATCACTTTAGCTCCATCGTTTGGATTTGCTAAATCTATTTCAGTATCAGGGGGGGCCGTAAATGGAAAATCGCTTCGGCTTGGAACTTGGTTTACTAAACTGCCTGTTATTATATGCCAAACTGTTCTTGAGCCACCATCCCAATATCGTCCAGATAATGAAACTTTATCTTGAAACGATAAATACGCACTTCGTTTACGATAGCTTGGAAGAGCTTTAAGAATTATCGCCCATTCTCTTGGATGTGTTTTCTTAGTAATTTTCTCGAACATTTTCATTCTCCTCGAATTAGTAAGATACTCGTGAAAAATAACTTAGTGGGAAACCGTAACACTTCCAACATCTAACGTAATTTTTGGAAATGAATTGTGACAGTTAGGCTTATCGATAATCTCCACTGTTCTTATACTTCCATTATGGAGAATTTTCGAGCCTCTTCTTAATTTCGTCCACTTTACTAATTGATTTTTCTTTTGTTTTGTCGCCATTTTCATTCTCCTTGTTTAATTACTTGTCTCTTCTTATGTAAAGTATAACACATTTTGACGAAAAGCAAAGAGAAAAATTCGAATTTTGCAAATATTTTTTACGTCCGATAATCGTTTAATTCTTATATGCTTCAGGGCATTTTTCAGCCCAACTTTTTTTGACATCTGTATCTTTTTTCGCCATTGGATTCGCGTATCGAGGCCTGTGTAAATGCGTCTCTCGACAAACGCCTTCGCACGCTAAACCAGTACATGCGCAAAGCAGATTGTCGTTCTGTACAGAAGGCTCGCGACGACGGTGGACTCTATCTTCACTTTGTTGGCTATGGGCTATAGTCATTCCGTAATTTATTCTGTTTACAATTTGTTCTCTTTGATTTTCAGTCATCTTCATTCTCCTTTAACTGTTCTTTAAATCGCCTTGATCGTCAGTATCTCTGCATTGTTCACATTTTTCTTTCGATGAAGAATCGCAACAAGGAATAGATCCTTTTATCCTGTCTTCCTCTCTCATCTTAGCATTTTCGAACATACATTCATCCAATATATTCTTTCCAACTAAAACGTCTTCAGCCCAAAGTTGAATATCGTTCCACCAGTGCATTGCTAAATCAAGCAATGCCCAAAGATTTTCAGAAAGACCTTGTTGCTTACAAGTTGCTGTAAGACATTCTTCGATTTCTAATTCATAATGTCCTGCTATTTCATCACCATTATCCCATTCAGTGATAGCATAACTTTCTTCGTGCATCTTTTGTGCGTCAAGAATCGCATGGGCGATTTTCTTTTCATAAGTTATAGCGAATTTTGCTCTGCCTTTAATTTGCTCTTCAATTTCGCTGGCAAGTCTATCACAAATATGCATACCAGAATTACTTGTCCCGTTGGCCCAATCAATATATTCTTGAGCCAGTTCGCTTGATATTAATATGTTCTTTTCGTCGTTCATTTTTATTCTCCAGATTATAAATTTATGATTTCGAAAAACTTTGCTTCGGGTTTTCAACCGTCTGTTACTTGTTTTAAGCAAAGTTGCTATAATCATTATTTACAATGATAGTTGGTCATACTTGTACTGAATAAATTACTTCTTGTCTGTCTTCTTGTCGTCTGCAGGAGCAACATCAGCTTCCATCTGTGCCAGCTTCTCTTTAAGAGTTTCGATGGCTGCCAATTTCTTGTCTTTCTTGGTTGCGTCACGCTTGACTTTAGCATCTTCGCGGACTTTCTTAGCTGCATCGCGTTCGGCTTTCTTCGCAGCAGCACCAAGGCCTTTGTGAATTCGATCAGCAAGCTTTGTTATTCCAAGGGCTAATTTTGCTCGCTGGCCTAACATGGTCTCAGGAACATCTGAAATTTTGCTGAGGTTGGCTGAAAGTGCTTTCAGCTCGGCAATTGATGCCGGAACGACCGGCGTTTTCGGCTTTTCAGCCGGTGCATTTGTATGCACTGTGTTCTTACTGTTGTGATTTTTGTTCGCCATTTTATGGCCTCCTCTAAATTAAACAATAAACGTTCATTGATATACGCTAATTTATCATATGTAAAACCACTGGTTCTGGTTTTCTTTTACTACGTTCCAATTTCTATTAGAGAATAAATTTTCGACTGCTCTTTGTGAATACCAGCCTCTTGAACCATCTTCGAATAAAATGTAATAACGATTCATGCTCTGAATGTATCTTATTCTTGACATTTTCATTCTCCTTATTTATTTACTTTATTGCCTTGACTGTGTAAAGTATAACACATTTTGGCGAAAAGCAAAATGAAAAGTAAAATTATTCACTTGTTGTATAGAACTTACAAGGCTTAAAAAACTTGCAACCATATATACAATTATTACATGTCTTTTCTTTTTTAACTTTTGTGTTTTGATTCTTTTTAGCTATCACTTTCATTCTCCTTGTTTAATTACTTTTCTTAATCTACCCAAAGTATAACGTATTTTGGCGAAAAGCAAAGAGAAATATTCTGATTCTGCAAAAATATCTGTAAATACTTTACGTCCGATAATTAATTTTTGGAATCGCTGTTTTCAGTCTAAAAACGCAGGTCTATCGGCTTAAAACGCCATATTTAGCCTATATGAGATGCAGCGTATAATTAGTCGTAAGATCAGAGATCGCCCGTCTATGGGCCTCCAGCAGCCTCGTATTTATGCGATAATCGCTATATTTCACGAATTTTGCCAGACACCACTTTTCCATCTGGAAATTTAATTTTCAAGTCTTTTAGTTCTCCAGTAATTAATTCACCATTATTTTCTATAGTCGTTTCGTCTCCAGCCGCTTCGCTCCAGTTCTTTTCACTGATTCCAAGCCCAACTAAAATTGGAACTTTAAAGCTTACTGCAGGAGATTCTAACACATTATAAATATATCGATGCATTTTTGGATCTCGTAAATTCTCAAGCGGAACGCCATTTAATAATTCATCGTGAACATTCGCTCTTATTTTTAACCCCCACTGTTTGGACTCTGAGCTATAACGAGGAGAAATCGCAACCATTCTTTCTTTTATGATGCCTGCAGCACAACCTTGAATTATTGAATTTAATGCTTTGTAAGTTGCTCTGCCTGGCAGATATCTTCGATAGCCATAAGCTGTAAAAATAAAACCTCTTTTAGTTGCGACTCGAATCGCTCTTCTCGATAATGCTTTTATTTCAGGTAATGTTTTATGATACTTATCATATGAACTTTCTGAGTGAGTTCTGCAAAGTTCATTAAATTTCATAACTCTCAAGTCAGAAGTTAATAAACCATTGCTAATTAATTCATTTACTTTATCACCCATTATTTTAATAATATGCTCATTTGTAGCTAATGTTCTGGTAACTGCTGCTTTTCCTTCTCCGTAAACCATTCCGAAATTTAGTTGTTTTGCTGGTTTTCGTTCAATCATTAAAAGTGCAGCAACCCATTTGTGATAATCTGTTGCTGGATTTTCATTGTATGCTTTTATTGCTCGTACTATATTGGCATAATGAGCAACTAATCTATATTCAATTTGAGAGTAATCGTCTGAAATAAATCCTTCGCCTTCATGTGGATGAATAAGTTTTTTCGACCTACTATTTTGTTGCTGCGAATTAGGCTTACTACACGATAATCTACTGGTTCTAACTGTTTGATTATAATTTGGATGAATTACGCCATCAACATTAAGCTCTAAAAATGTATCGAGAAATAAACTTTTAAATTGCTGTTCAGTGCGATATGCTGTAATTGTATCTATAAGATCGTGTATTTTTTTATCACTGGTCACAGATGGATGGTTCTTATATAATTTCATCGTATCTTTGTCGAAACTCGGCCTCCCTGTATCAACATATTGCCCTGTATCATTTTTCTCTTTGATCGTAGATAAGATAGGAAGTTTTAATTGTTTTAATACAATTTCTTGCATACAAGCATTAGAATTAGTAAACTCATCTAACCCTGTAGCCTCTTGAATCTTCTCAGCACCATCAATCATTATTCTCAATGATTTTATAGATTCTTTTTTGCATTCCTCAACGTCAATGCATAGCCCTTCTTTTTCTATATCAAATAGAACAGATGTTAATTTTATCTCTGTTTCTATTAATTGTTTTACTGCTTCACCTTGTAATCCTTCTGATTTTTCTATACGGGCTTGCATTTCTTTTTGTAAGAATCTGTACAATAAACGATTCATCCGTACATCGTCATTACAGTATTCTCCAAGAATATCAATTGGAACATCTGCATATGATTTTGATTTAATTTTTGCTAAATATGCTTTAACTCTATCCAAGCTGCCTGTATCATAATCAAGCCAATCGACGCAAAGAGGTTTTAATCCATAAGTAAAACGATCACTATACACCAGCTTAGACATGTTAAGAGTACATATGAGACGAGTATCGCCGAAACTGACATCGTCTCCGACATCGAACATCATTGCATCAAATTTAACAAGATGATTTATCCAGTCACGACAAGATTGTATCATGTCTCTTGCCCAATTCATTACATTTTTAACTGGAAGATTATTTGAGCATTCTGTAGTATGTCTAATGGGAACATAAAAAACTTCTGGCATATCATCTACAGAGACACTAAACCCGCAGATTTTGTCGCCTTTGTATGGATAAACTCCACCCACTTTATCATTGTCGAAATTTCTTTGTGATTCGATATCGCAAAATAACTCTTTTCTATTTCGCAAGTTAGGAAGCTCAGAAACATCTTCAATAATCTTAAAATTATTTTGTAAGTTTATCATTTCAACCAGCTTTTAATATGTTCATTTTCAATATCTTTTTCTATCGTGTCTTTTGTCCAAAGACGAACATCGGGCGATGTGTCTAATTTCTCAAATCCACTCTTGCTGCCATATGTATTATGAAGTTCGTCATAAGCTACAACATCGATTACCCCAGAATCAATAATTATGTTAGCACCAGCTACATATGGTCGATGAGTTGATATTAAAATCGTTCTAATATTTTTTCGATGTTGTCGATACTTTCTTTTTAAATATTTCATTACAACTCTTGACTCTGCATGGCTGCAATTACAATGTCCCGGTCCTGGCACAACAGGACACCCGCTATTTTTAGTTGGCCCGCTTACTGCAGCATAATGTTCAATTAAGTCATTAAATGTATCTATTTCAAGAATAGAGCTTCCTACTGTTCGTTGTTTGCACATGCTTTCAGCAGCAGCTTTAATTTGCATTTGTTCAAATGTATGCAAAATAACTTGTTTCACAAATTGATCCATGGTTGAATTGTTTCTTATTTTGAATCTCTTTTTTAATTCTTGTAATGTGCTTCGCTGTGCCATTTTTAAACTCCCAAAGAATGTCGTCTGGATAACCAGTCTGTTGTCAATTCTGTTACATCACAATCACCTACATAATTTACATTAGAAAATCCATGTGGCAAAATATTAAAACTATAATCAAAATTATTTCGTTCAGTTCTATCTGCATATCTGGTATAAAATTTGTTTGCAGTACATAATTTATCAACTGTGAGAATATTCCCTCGTTCGTCTTTTTCTAATCTTTTCTTATACCAGTCATAATCGCTGGCATAAAGAACGACAATTAATCCACCAAGCCCATGAATCCATCCGTTTATTATTTGTTGGCGTTCAATAGAAATTTTATCATTATGATATGCAAGCCCGCTAATGTGGAATCGATCTTGAACGCAAAATGGATTTAATAGCTTGCGATAGTCGAGGAAGAAATCAAACACATCCTCGTTAGGACGAGTCATCCAACCATATTTAACAGGTAGTCCCATCTCTGCGATTTTTCGTACAATTTTCTTTGCGAGAATAGTTTTTCCGAGATTGTCACTGCCTTCGATAATTAACATATTAATTCCCCTTGATTAAATGTCTGGGTTGCCGTTTGTTATGACAACCCAGACAAAGTGTTACCATGTTTTCTTCTACATTATTTGTATCATCGCCGTCTATGTGATGTACATCAAGAATACGATTAGATTCTTTTAAACTTTGTTCTTGTGTTTTACTACAATCTTGGCAAATATAATTATCACGTTTTCGAATCTTTCTTTTCAACTTCTTAATTTTATAATATCTTCCGTCAATATAACAAGAATGATTTTCGCCTCTTTGTTTATTCGCAACTTCTCGTTTAAGACATCCGCAACTTCTTACATGTTTAGTTTGTAAGTCTCCGCCTTTTATTATGGCTTCATCTCCACAATCGCAAAGACATTTCCAAAGTGACACCCAACCTTGTCCATTCCAATCCATGCCAATAAATTCTTTAACGATTAAATAACTATATCGAATTCCTATTCTATTTTTTATTTTTTGTGCCATAATTCATCAAGAAAAAACGCGGGCGATGAAACTATCTACTTTCTTCGGTCGGATAGCTCACCATCATAATTATTATTGTCAATCATCGCCCGCTTTCAATTATATGTATTAAAACTCTTTGTTAGCTTTTACTGAAGCATCGTCGGCTGATACAACTTCCTCGTCGATAACCATCAGACGTGATTTCTCGAACAAATCTTTAAATTCCAGATGAAGTTTTTGCATCGGCTCAGCTTCTTCTGGTAAAATAATGGATTGCTCAGCAGCCTCGAATTGGAATCCGTACCATTTTCTTGTTGCATCTGGAGCATGATGAACAGTACCTAATTTCCAAACCTGTGCCCAAAGAGGCACTTGTTTCGACTCGTTATTTACATTTTGTCTTCGAAGCGATACTGCTGAGATGAAATTCTTACCTTGGCCCCATTCGCCTCTTTCAAAAGAAAGTGTTACAGGCGTTCCGACGAGCGGATGGTCACCATAAATAACACCGATAAATCTTAAATGCTCAACATAAGCATAGTAAAACTTATCTGCATCTTGCAAATTCTCATGGCCTTCATAAAGTTCTTTGCGAGCATTAGCATTTTTTGAATTTGTCGCAACTATACTTGAAGGATCATGAGTTCTTTCCAAAATCATCGGGCCTGTGCCTCGTATGTCACGCCACTTTGCCCATTCAACAAAGAAGAATAAAGGTACAAAATTAAATGATTTTGGATCTTGATTATATTTACAAATCATTGCGTCGCCAGGACGAACAATGACTGTCCCGACACCAAAATTATCCAGAAGCTCTTGCTCAGTTGTAGCTTGCAGAATTTTGAAACGCGGAACCGTTCGATGCTCTTTAAGAGCATCTAAACTATCATCTTGCTCAATATATTTGGCAAGATAATCTGGATTAACATTTACTTTGTTAATCGCTGTTTCATTTCGCGATGCTAAACCACCGCCGTTCGTTTTTTCGTCACTCATTTTTAATTCTCCAAATTCAAAAGTTCATAAATTGTTAGTTCGTAATTCGTAGTTCTTAGTTCTTAGTTCTTAGTTCTTAGTTCGTTAATTCTTGATTGAGTTTTTTAAACTCAGACGCATTTTATTACCTCCTTCTTTTCTTAATAACATTTAATATTATTATTAAATGTTTAAATCCCAATATATTATTTCACATCTCATTTATCTCGTTTTCTAATACTTGTCTCAAATGAAAATATAAAGTTCTAAAATCTTTATCAGTTACGCAATCTTTTTCACATTCTTCAGCGACTGATTTATACCATTTTAACGCTGCAATCCAAGCACATCGTTTTATTTTATGAATTGCCATTATCATTTGATTACTAACACTGAATTTTTTTATAGTATCGAATCCTGACATATCATTTCACCTTCCGTTTACGATAAACAGTTACATATAATGGATACTGACGACCAAAACCTTTAGGAATTGGTTTTCCGTCATTCATTTGTTTAGTTAAAAATTCTGTAACTTGTTTCCAGTCTAATCTTAATACGCCTGACTCTGCAACAGCACGAGGCACTTTAAAATGGTCTGTAATTTGATAGTATTCATCAGTAAATTTCTTTGGCAACCCCGCTTGCATCTTTACATCTGGAATCCCAGTAGCAAATTGCCCTTTTACTTTCATACTAATAGATGGATCCGTTATGGCTGCTTGGACAAGTCGATACGCTATGATGCTTCCACAAAGTTCTTTTCTTGCTTTTACTTCTTTGCGTAGTTCGTCTAATATATTTTCAAGCTCACGGCAGATAAAACCAAAATCGCAAAGTTCTTCGCTCTTTAATTGCTTAGATTTAATAAGCTCATTATTTTTTCCAAGAAATCCATATACCAAATTATAAAGAAGCTGAACTTGTTCACGAACGCCGACAAACTCTTTTATAATATCTGTCGATGGTTCGCCAGTAAATGCTGGAAGTGCTTCTGGCTGCTGTGTTTTTACAACAACTTTAGTCTCAGTTTTTACTTTTTCAGGCAAAGTTTTATCACAAAAAGGACAAGTCTTTAATATTTCTTTTGTAATAAAAAACTCTTTACAGCTCTGACAGTTCTGTGCTACTTTCATCTTCATTCTCCATATCTTTTATCATACTTTTAAGAACTTCTTCGACACCATCAGAAAATGATTCAAAACATTTCAAACATCTAATTTCTGGTTGATGAAGACTTCGTGTTTCATCAGTTAATTCTGTATTACAATCTATGCAATTTTTCATTTTCTTATCAAATCCCCAGCCAAAGAATAACTAACATCGACGCAAGTATTAAACCAACACGAGTAAGTCTCCACCACATATTATTTTTATAAACACAACTCGATGGTGGAACTGCTTTCCAGATGAATATCCAAATAGAAAGTAGCAACACGAATCTTAAAATGCTAATTGTTTCATTTATCATTTTATTTCATCATCAGAATCACTTATATCTATTCCGCTTTGATAGTAATCATCATCAATAGGATCTGAATTTTTACTGAAGATTTCTGATGGAAATGGAGCTGTATTATAACTAATCTGTAACATTCTCCGTTGCAATATGTTCCGCGGATCTTTAATAATACGGCTTTCGCATTTTAATTTATTGCCAACTACAACAACATTAACGCCAGCTTCGTTAGCAAGTTCTTGCATAAACTCGATGGGCGTTATATTCTCGTTTGCTTTCTGTAATGCCCATAAGCAACATTTTCTCCACACCTTCTGTGCGATTTCCATTGCGTTACTATTGCCGATATGATTTTTGCAAGCTTCTTCCCACATTTTTTCAAATTGCTCGAACATTAGTTCTCCTCATGTTTTAGTTTATATTTACTCAACAATCAGAACACATATAAGCATCGCCAGTCCAATTACGATAAGTACATTAATTATAAATTGTAATACTTTCATTTTGTTTTCTCCAAAATAAATCACTTAAGTCTGAGCAGCGAACGTCTGTCTGCTCAGTGTTGAATGATTTACTTGGAACCTGTAAGCCACATACGATCAACTGTCCCTGACTTTAACCATAAAACTAATGATTCAGGAGAGAAACGATCAAAAAACACCCACTCTGAAATATTTCCGCCTATAACTTCAGCAGTTGATATTGTAACCCAATGGTCGTGGTCCATCGCTTTTGATTTTGGTGACCACATATAGCCCCAAAACCAATCGTATCTGCACGAAGCGACCCTATCTGGTTGACCTAAACATTTTTCAACTGAATCCGCAGATTGTCCTGAGCAGATAACTTGCCCTTGGAAATTCGCTCTTGATATAGCTGTTGAACAACCTTCTGCACCAATCAGCATCCCTACAATTAAAACTAACATCGCCAATTTTGTAAATTTCATTTTTGTTCTCCTCGTTAAAATTATTCAATACTGAGTAACGATAGTTTAATTACTCAGTATTGAATTTGTTTGAATGATTTACTTAACGTATCGATACAATTCCACGACTACAAAAGAACGATGCATCTGTTCGGCTGTTGCCCAGCCAAATCCACCTGCACTGTTAATCATAGAACCGTCACCAGTGACGCTCGCACCAGCACCGCCGATTACAGCTGATTCGCTTTTGGTAACTGGATTTGAAAATGATTTTACAACCATCACGTCTGCACCTTGCATCGTTGCATAAACTCCTAACGCTGCTGCAACTTGTCTCTCGCTTTTATGGAGTTCCAGTGCTCTTGCATGTGCACCACCTAATGGAGTTAAACCAACAGGAAGAATTGTCCCTGTCTTAAAAACCTGAAGAGATGATGTTCTCTTTGCTTTAGTTTGGCAGGACATTTCAATCTGGAAACTTTTCGTCCATTCGTACCAAAGCAAACCTAAAGCTCTGGATGGATTAGCAATTCGGCACAATTCACGAATAGAAAATGTCCCAACTAATTTACTGTTCGTCCAAATACCATAGTTGCTTTCACTGGCATTTAAGAAGCCTGGAGCTTGCATCAGTGGAGCCGGAATCGTAGCATCTTGGATAATAATGGTATTCTTATTGCTTTGGTTCTGTCCCTGAAGTTGGCCCTGATCTTGGTCTTGATTTTGATCTTGGCCCTGATTTTGGCTAACATCGCCATCATTAACAGTGACAGGAACGCGAACAGTAACATCACCATCATTAATAGTAATATCGCCTATTTCAGCATTTCCACCTTTACCGCCTTTTCCACCTTCGCCACCTTTTCCACCGATGCCGATACCGATGCCAACTCCGATACCAGTTCCGCCTTCATTTGTGACGCTGTTGTCCGTGACGCTGTTGTCGATATTAGTAATCTCATCACCAGAACCTCCGCAATACCGTTGTCCATAACTCACGTCTGCTGATACCAGTATCGCCACCATTACCAAAATTGTTAAAATTAACTTCTTCATTTTAAGTCTCCTCGTTAAAAGTTTTATTGTTGTTTGAATTATAGTAACATCGCCCCATAAGTTTTTCAATTCCCTCCCAGAACAAACATTGTAAGAATAGTACAAGTAATATTAACAACCTTCTACACAAAGTATAACGTATTTTGGCGAAAAGCAAAGAGAAATATTCGAATTTTGCAAATATTTTTTACGTCCGATTTAGTCTCCAAAGTTCAAAATGCGAAGTTTGTATTTACTATTTCGTGCATCGTATATTAAGAGTTTGAGACTTGAATAGCCACCGCCAGTATGTGCAACAACAGTAGCTAAGAACAACGAGAGTAGAACGGAACTCCCTGTTAAACATATCAGATCGACTTCTGGATTGAAATTATTCATAATCAATCTGTGCTTAACTAATTCAGTAAGCTCCTGAATGTCAAATGGGTTTATACGTTCGTCGTTAATTATATAAACGATGTTGTCACTATAAAATTTTACAGCACTTATATCATATCTGTTTTGTTTTTGTAGGATAAAAACTTTTGGCTTCATGACTGACCTTTCTATTTACTATCTATTATTTGCAATTCTAATCATCTTGAAAAATCTCCCAAAGATCCAAAAACAGCATCCAATAACTAAGAAATTTTCAAGTGCTTGATTCAATTAACTGCCCATTCGCCTTCTTTTTCTAAAAATTCAACGTATATGTCTCCGTGACATGGTTTTGAATCATGACAGCATCCAATCTTTTTGCCTTTTAATTCTCCGACTGCTGTTAAGTATATCATGTCTTCATGGATTCTGTTTTTAAAATAGTGGCGAAACTTTTTGACGACTTCTTCCTGTGTCCCGTGCACACCTGTTACAAATGGATTTTGATAAATACCTGGACGCATAATACAAACGTCATATAATTCTTTGTGCACATTTACTACTTTAGTTTTCATTTCTCAGCATCCTTAGTCGTTCGTATCTTATTTAATCGTAGAAGTTTTTTATAAAACGCTACTGGATTAGTCTCATAAGGATAAGCTGGATTTATACAAGAGAAATCCGCGTCAACTAAACGCCCAGGACAATTTTTGCAAAGACCTGGATCGTAATTACAAAAGAAACAGTTACCATATACTGTAAGGCCTTCAAATCCATTAGCTTTAAGCCAACAGTGTTTTAGTGTACAAACACTGGCTGTTCCGTCATAAACTTCTGAAATCCATTTCCACATCTGGAGGCACAAGATCCAAATCTCGTCTAATGTTAGTTTTGTTTTAGTTGTCATTTTTATTTCCTTCGATGGCTGATTGATAGCCCACGATGTTGCGTGCCGTTTAAATGATTTTCGCCGCGAATACGAAAGCCGCATTCTCCGCAATACTTTTTATTAAAACCAGGCATTACTACAGATAGTTTCCTAATCTCTCGTTTTCTTGCACTATGTACTTTCTTACTAATTGTCTTCTGAGCAATTTTGTCGCTATCAAATTCTTTCATTTTGGTCTCCTCGACTTTCCTTTTTGATAAGTTGTAAATGGATTTTTAACGTTTTTAATATCAACAGTGTTTAAAAAATCAATAAAAACAGAACCAACAGATTTTATTTCTTTACCTTTAGCATCGACAGTCGTCGTGACGATGGACTCGAAAT